TGGGTTATCCGGTGGTCGAAGCGGAAGATATGCCGGCGCTCGGCGCGAACAGCCTTTCGGTCGCGTTTGGCGACTTCCGCGCTGGCTACATGATCGTGGATCGCATCGGTCTGTCGGTGCTGCGTGATCCGTATTCCAACAATCCCTATGTGACGTTCCACGCGGTGCGTCGTGTGGGCGGTGGTGTGGTGGACTTCGACGCGATCAAGTTCCTGAAGTTCATCTAAAACAACAGTTACAACGAGGGAGAACAGGATTATGCTTCGCGATTCTATGGACGATCTGAAGGCCACGAGCGCGTTTGATTACGCCTCGCGCACCGCCACGGCAAACGGCACCAACATCATCGACATGCGTGGGTTCGGTGCCTGCACATTCGTGATTCAGTTGGCGACCGTCACGACGGCGGATTCGTCGAATTACTTCACCTTTACGTTGCAGGCTGGCGATGATTCTGGTCTGTCTGATGGCGCGACGGTGACGGCGGCGACGGGTCTGCTCGGCTCTAACCTGGTCATTAATGATTCAGGCACGCAGTCAAACATGGTCGGCATGATGGGCTATGTCGGCGGCAAGCGGTATGTCCGGCTTGTGGCGACCGAAACCGGCACGGCGACCGCGGCGTTTTCTGCCATCGCTGTGCAGTCGCTGGCGGCTACGCAGCCGGTTGGCGATCAGGCGTTTGCGTAATTAGCGCAATCATGGAAACGGGACGCATTCTTAATTGAGTGCGTCCCGCCTTATTCAACATGCGAGACACCTATCACGGCTTCTTTACAACGCCAGCATTGGATTATGTCTCTCTGTCTAATGGTATTGATGGGACGATTGTTGATACGTTTGGGTTCAATAGTTGCTTATTCGTGCTCCATGTTGATGACGTGCAAAATGCGGATTCTCAACATTACTTTGTGATCTATCTGTGTTCGAGTTCATCGCCAGATATGAGCAATGAAACGCGAGTCACGGCAGCGAATGGATTGCTTGGGAGCGATCTTGTGCTGGATTCGACATCTTATGCACAGCACACCGCAACGCTTGGATATGTTGGCGGCGATCGATATGTTCGATTAAAGGTTGAAGAACTTGTGATTACTGGCACAGCGCAAGCACGTATGTCAGCAATCGCCGTTCTCGATCATGGCGCGTTGCAGCCATTGAATACAGCTGGGCTTGTATGAAGATTGAAATGTTGCGAGATGTCGTGCTATCTGATTGCGTGTTGCGAGTCGGCATTGTTGATGTGCCAGACACGCTGGCCGCTGCGTTGATTTACCAGGGCGTTTCAAGAGCGATAACACCTCCACAGGTTGCAGCCGTTATTCAACCGGAAGTGAAAGTAAAGCGTCGTCACCATGCAATCACATCCGCTTAGTGTTCTCGTGACGGCTCCATCTGTGGAGCCATTGACGCTCACAGAGGCAAAGCTGTATCTGCGCGTTGACCAGTCAACCGAAGATAACCTGATTAGCGGGATGGTGGTCGCTGCTCGTCAATGGGTTGAAACCTATACTAGGCGAGCCTTAGTGACGCAGACGTGGGACTTCCGCTATGAATCTTTCATGGATACGCGTCAGCCGTTGATTCTGCCGAAGGCACCATTGCAGAGCGTGACGAGTATCACGTATCTAGACGAAGATGGCGTGAGCCAGACGCTTGCTAGTAGTAATTATTCGGTGCGGACGTTGAGTGGCGCAACCGCTGGCCGAGGCTATATCGAACTGAATGATGATGTGTCATTGCCATCGTTGTATACCGATGCACTTGCGCCGGTAACGGTTCGGGCTGTCTGTGGTTATGGCGCGGCAGCAGCAGTGCCTGACGGCATCAAGATGGCGATCTATCTCATGTTGGGCGACCTGTATGAGCAGCGCCAAGAGACGATGATGTCCGTCTCCTCGAAAACGAAGACGACGATTGAGCGATTGCTTGGGCCATATCGTCTTGAGCAGGTGCCGTGAAGAACGCTATCGGCCTGATGCGGCAGCGCGTGGATGTAAAGAATCCGACGCGAGCGTCTGATGGTCAGGGCGGCTATGTAGACACGTTTGCATCGGCCTCTCCCGCGACCGTCTGGGCGCGGATCGAGCCGGCTACGGCGAATGTCATCGAGCGACAGATTGCTAACACTATCGAAGCACCTATCTCGCATCTCATCACGATTCGTTATCATGCCGGCGTGACAACGAAGACACAACTGAGCACGGCATCGGCGACGTATGCGGTGCGCGGTCTTCAGAACGTCGAGCTACGGAATCAATTCCTTCTGCTGGCGTGTGAGCAATTGCCATGAGCGCATCCTTGAAGTTTGACGGCCTGAAGGAACTGATGGCGACATTGAAGATATCCGGCCAGATTGCTGCCGATGGTGTCCGCGATACTGTTCGTCAATCCGCTGAAGCGTTCGCGGAGGAGGCGCGGTCGAATACCAAGATTGGCAAGACTGGTAATCTTCGTCGAGGCATCAAGGTCAAAGAAAAACTTGAAGATACGAATGTTGTCTCGTTTGAAGTCAGGAATACGGCACCACATGCTCACTTGTATGAATACGGATTCATGCATAAAGGCGGGACGCACGTTCCTGGGAAATTCGTCTTTGCCAGAGCCGGCAAGACACGTCGCCTGATGTATGCTCGTATCGAGCAGAGACTGCCTGCAATCTTGCAGGCTGCGGTAGATAAGTCATGAGCAGCGCAGCGATTGATGCGGCGATTTTCGCGGCGTTGTCGAATGATGCGACGTTGACGACGTTAGCACCAGGCGGCGTCTTTCGCGGGACATCTCCGCAAGGTGCATTACAGCCGTTTGTGATTGTCGAGATTATCGACCATCTCGACGAGCCGCAGATGAGCACGGCTACGCCTGCCTTTGAATCTGTCCGCTACATGATCAAAGCTGTCGATGGTTCTACGTCGATGGTCGCTGCCTCATCCGCAGCCGATCGTATTTACGCGATTCTAAACGGCGCGACATTATCTATCTCTGGCTATGACTCGATGCTATGTGTCAGGGATGAGCGAGTCGCGTATACAGAAGTCGATGATGCGAGTGATCATCGTTTCCAACACAACGGCGGAATCTATCGCGTCGTTGCTGATCCGCAATGAATCTGCTTGTTGTGCATCCTGGCGCATCATGGGCGACACATGATGTGCATACCGGTCTTGTCGAGGGATTGAAGTCGAACGGCGTCAACGTCTGCGAATGGCGACTTGATGGCCGCATGACGATGGCGCATAACTGGCTGCATTATCTCTGGCGCAAGCAGAAGAAGGCGAGCCAAGAGACGGCGTGGACGAAGCCGAATCAGATGGACGTAATGCACCATGCGACCTCTGGCATTGTCGAACGAGCCATCGAGAAGCGCATTACAGATATCGTGATTGTCACGGCGATGTTTCTCCCGATGGAGCGGATTGAGTTGATGCGCCGAGCGGGATTGCGAGTCTGGCTGCTCTGCACAGAATCGCCGTATGTCATGGATCAGGAATTGAAGGTTGCGGCAGCGTGTCATGGCGTTTGGACGAATGAACGATCAGCAGTGCCAGCATTCAAGGCCGTGCAGCCGAATACCGCATACTTGCCGCATGCGTGGAGAGTCGGTGTCCATGATATGCCGGCGGCTCAGGAACATACATCTGATGTATTCTTCTGTGGATCAATGTTTCCTGAGCGGATCAAATGGTTCTCAGAGATTGATTGGTCTGGCATTGACTTTCATCTGTATTGCCGGCCTGTTGACGTGCCGAAGCGTAGCGGATTACATCGCTTCCTGAAGGGTGGTATTACACCGAACCAGGAGATGATCAAACTCGCGCAGCGGTCGAAGATTGCAATTAACTTGTTCCGAGCGGCACCTGTTGCCGCCGAGAGTCTTAATCCTCGCTGTTACGAATTATCAGCAGCGGGAGTCTGTCTCGTATCTGACGAACGGGCCGAGTGGCACGAAAAGTTCCCTGATGCTCCGGTAGTATCATCTCCGGCAGCGACGAGCGCATTATTGCGTGAACTGTTGAGCGATGAATCACGGCGTCAGGCGATTGCGGCTCAACAACGTGCGGCGGTGCAATCAGATACGTGGCTAGTGCGATCACGGCAAGTCATCGAACAATTAATCATCTGGCAGCAACATGCTGCAAAGGGAGTAAGCAATGCCTAAGTATCACGGTCGTAATGGAGCGGTTCTGCTGGCGGTGAACAATGCCGGCAGCGCGTCGAGTGTGGCGAATCTGTCGGCCTGGTCGCTGTCGATTGAGCAGGCGCTGGCGGAAACTACGTCGCTGGGTGATACCTTTTCGAGCTTCGTAGCTGGTATCAAGAACGCGACCGGCAGTCTTGATGGATTCTTCGCTGATAATGCGGATATTCCGTTCGATGCATTCGATTCGGCTGAAGCGGTGAGCTGCTATCTGTATCCTGCTGGCGTCGGTGTTGCCAAGTATTGGTATGGGCAGGTCTTCCCGAGCAATATGTCGGTGGAGGATTCCGTCTCTGGTGCGGTGACGTTCAAAACGGATATTCAGTTTACTGGCGGCTGCACTCGCGTCGGGTAATTATTGATGCGTCTCTCAGGGTTTACGGGTGAAGTGCGCTGGTCGTATATGGTCGCGGCGACCTTTGGCCCGTGGACTCTGATAGATCGTGAATTATCAGGCGATATTGTCAGCACGGATGACTATCGGATGACGCAAGCGCCGCTAGTCGTAGTTCTACGGATAGGCCGACAAGAATTGACCTATCCGATCGTTGACTTGCAGCATACCGACGAGCGTATCTCGATGACGCTCGGCGAGAGGATACAACAGCATGGTTAAGCAGCGGAAGACGATTGATAGTTCGGGTGATTGGTTTGTTGAGCCAAGTGTCGTGCGTCTGGATATTGGCGACGGTCAATGGATCGACGTGAAGCGCGAGTTGACGGTTGGCGAATCAATGGCGGTGCAGCAGCGATTGATTAAGACCGTGCGTGCGGATGGACGGATTGAGCCTGACCTCAAGGAAGTGTGGAAGGCGAACATCTGCGCATATATCGTCGGCTGGAGCTTGATGCGGAATGGCTCGCCGGTGAAGTTCACCTTCGATGCCGTGGATAATCTGAGCAAGTCGGCATGGGAACGTATCAGCGCGGCTGTCTCAGCGCATATTGAGACGGGTGAGCAAGCTCTGGGAAAACCTGGCGGCAGTATGTCGAGCACGGACTCGCCATCTGCCGAGTAATGCATTGGACGTGGGCCGAGTTTGAGGCGCTGCCCGTCTCAGTCCATAAAGTGTTGATTGAGGAGTTAGATCGCAATGGCAGTCTCAGCTAAATTCGTCGCTGACTTCTCAAACTTCCTGGCTGCGGCTCGGGCCGCTGAAGGTTCGCTCGATAAACTGGCGGCGGCGTCTGGCGTCACCGAAGCGAGCGTTGATAGAGTCGGGAGAGCCTTTAAGGGCGAGAACATCATCGCCAGTGCCACGAAAGCCGTGCAAGCGGTCGAGGCGATCGGCGGCGCATCAAATCTTACCGAATCGGAAATGGCACGTGTCAATCGCACGATTACGGCTGCGATAGACAAGATGACGCGACTCGGCGTCCAGATTCCGCCAGAAATTCAGAAGATCGGCAAGGAACTCGACAGCGCACTCAAGCCGACCATCTTTGAGCGCATGACGGGTGGTCTTGACAAATTCGGCTTGTCACTTGGCGCGGTATCGGCTGGAGCACTGCTGGCATTCGGCAAGGGCGCAATCAATGCCGCAGACAATATTGGCGATATTGCTGAAAAGACCGGCCTCTCAACAAATGCCGTGCAGCAATTCCAGCAAGCCTTCGAGGGCGCAGGCATCTCGATTGAGGAGATCGCCAAGAGTGCGTCGAAGCTCTCGGCTAAGGTTGCTGGCGGCAGTGATAGCACCGAAGCCGCTATAAAGGCACTCGGCCTGTCGATGGTGGACTTGCAGAACAAGTCGCCAGAGGAAGCCTTTAAGCTGGTCGCTAATGGATTAGCGAACATCGACGATCAGGGCAAGAAAGCCTTGTTAGCAAATGAGTTGCTCGGCAAGGGCATGGCAGCATCGGCTGGCGCATTTAATAAAGCCAACATTGAGATCATGAATCACGCCGATCTGCTCGGTGGTGACAGCGTCAAGGCCGCTGGTGATTTCAATGATGCTCAAACTCGGCTGACACGATCATTGCAAAATGCACTGATGTCAGGTATCGGGCCGTTACTGCCGGCTCTGACCACTCTGGCTGATTTGGCTGGCAAGCTGGCCGGCATCATTGGCGGCGTGCTGAAGTTTTCAGTCGATGGATTGGTGCTGACGTTCAACGTGATGCGTCAGGCGGTGGCGGATTCGCTGGTGTCATTGATTGAGATGATCCAGAAGCTGCCGTTTGCGTCCAAGATTCCAGGCGCAGAGAAGCTCGGCGATGCGATTGGCTTCTTGAAGGAACAAAGCCTCAGCGCGAGCAATGCAATTGCCGCTCACATGAATCCGGCGATGGATAAGAATGCTGCCGGTGCGGAAACGCTCTCATTGCGTATCGGTGAATATGCGGGTGCGACGAAGGACGCGACAGAGGCAAGCAAGGAACTCGACCCGCAGATTGCTCGGCTCACGAAATCACTCACCGATCAGATATCGGCGCACGAAAAGTTACAACAGACAGTAGGTAAAGCTGCTCCTACCTATGATGGGTTTCGTATTCCCGTCGCAAAACTTGTAACGGATATGCCGCTCTTGTCGTCGTCACTGGCTGAGACAGCCAAACGCACGACGGAAGCCGACGCCGAAGCCCTGAAATGGGCACGCACGAATGGCGCAACGCTGGCACCTGCG